CCCCACTAAGTATGCTGTGACGCATCCACTAATCGCTAGTGGTCAGCAGGTTCGCCGTCGCCCACCATGGTGTTCCATGGATTGACGCAACCCAGTACGGTATTCAACCTTCGCCACACGTGAAGGGTCCCTCAACCCCCAGCTAGACGGTTTCGCCCTAGCCTGGCTGCAGCTACAGTCCAAGTCCCGCACCGTCCCACACCGACCGCCTCCCCGAGCACGGTGGGTGTGGGCCCACTTCCAACGAGTGGTGATCAACACTTTTTGTGGATAAACCTGTTGGGGAAGCCCGACGAGTAATACTTGTTAATAAGTTATGGCTCGGGAACGCGACCTGGTGCTTGCTGGCATCATTCCAAACACAGCAGACATTGCGCCAGCCGTGGCTGCCGTCATGACACCGTGGGCCGTGTCCCTAACCCAAGTAAACCCACGCGTGGTCAAGTAATCAATGACTTGGTCCAGCGTGTTACTACTAACTGCTTTACTAGTGGTAGGAGCAGCAATGCCACCAACCTCAAACTGGGGCTGCCACTCGTAAATTGCCGTGAGATGGACGGTGAGGCCCACGTTGCTAGGCAGCCCGCCCCACGCCAACAAAATTGCGGCGTTTTTGGCTGACTGATCCTTTACAACCGTAGGGTCCACCATCTCCTGGTCTATAAAGTTGGGCTTCCAAAACACCTCAACAGTGTCGGCCGGAGTGCGGCTATAATTATTGCACAGCAGGCCGACATCAGCACCACTGTAAGAGCCGCCCACAACGACCGACCGACCAGACGCGTGGCCATACTGAATCCAGCCTGACCTAGCGCTCTCACTGCCAGGGAAAGTAATTCGAAGGCAAGCCGCAACGCATCGAGCGGCGCTGGCGTTGCTTGAAATAAAGCCCTTCCCTGGGGCGTATCCATAATTCCCTGCTGTGTTCGGCGTCTCCCAGTCTGTTGAAGCGCCGGCGATGAAGTCTTTATTTCCGTCGTCAAGCAGACCGGGGGTCCATTGCATGAACCCGGCGGTGTAATTAGGACCCAATCCGATAACGTGCACAGAGTCGGCTCGCACGAGGTATCCTGCATCTCCACCGGCATAAATGGGGTGGACCAGCGGCGCGCCACAGGGGTCGGACAAGAGTCGTGCGTATGCGAGCGCGGCAGGGTCGAGGCCGCGCGTGGGCTGCCTTCGCACGACATTATTGGCCTTGTTGCCCTTATTGTTGGCCTTCTTTCTGGAAATCTTGACTTTCGCCATGTTAATAGTAGTGCCGGAGGGGGGGCACGTGATGGTCAGCGTAGTTAGGCAAGGACTGTGTCTTTACCCCACGGGTGTTTAGCACGGGCTTGCTGCGTTCGATGGTTTGCTCTATGTGCCTCTGCATGTATGGGGCTATGCCAAACGCCTTCCAGAATGAGACCCTTGCCTCATCGGTGACGCCGGCAGTGAGCCGATCCATGCCGCGACTTAGCCAGTACAGCCCACCCTCATCTCGGAGGGGGTGCTGTCCCAGCTTGATTCCGTTCCCAGCGGTGAGCAATTTGGTGTACAGCGCCTCAAAGCAGGGCATGCCCATGCTGATAGCTGTCCCGCTGTCGCCCACCGCAGTGGCCCACCCGTAAGCCATTTTCCCGTTATCCCATGGCAGCAGGGAATGGAGGTCCTTGCTGAGGGCGGGTAAGGATCGGCACATCACATAGCCTTGCCCTGTGCGTACGGGCTTGGCCTGGCAAAACTCGATCTCCTCCAAACATCCGGCTGGCGGTTCTGCCACCATGGTAAATCCCTTGCCAAGGAACCAGGCCTCAAGCCCGTCCATGAACCGTCCCAGGTGCTTGCGTTCCATGAACACGGCACAATCGTCCCCATTGTTAATGAGATCGATTGTGACGCCGGTTTGGTCAGCCCATGCATATATCAACCCACACATGATGAGGCAGTTGCCTAAGGACGTGTTGATGTCCCCGCTCATCCGCCCCCCACGGTTGTTGTACTTTATGCGAGCACTGGGAGTGTTGCCGGTTCCGTAGTTGTGTAGCTGCATGGACAGCAGTTTGGCCAGGTCAGCAGCGTCCCTCCCGCGGTAGCACTTCGTATACACTGAGTGCTCCCACTGGAGGGCCTGTACGCTGACATGCTGGTCAAATCTGCTGGCGTCCAGTCCCACGGCGACTGGATCATTGAACCTCTCCCATTTGGCCTTGATGACCTGGGCGGTTCCCATAGCAGTGAGCCCTTTGCAGACGATGGGCCCTGTCGTTCCGTGCTTACGCTGGTACTCGGCCTGGATGGCCTTGTACACCTGTTTTTCCAGTTTTTTCAGGTACCGTCCCACGCACAAATTGTATCTGGGACTGCGAGGCTGTATCACCCGTGGTGCTGGGTCAGCCTTCTTCTCCATATTAATCTTTTCAGCCTTGACAAACGTTTTCACCATTGCATCCCTGGGAGAAAGCGCCTCGAACCGAAGGGACTCAGCGGCACCTTTGTACATGTTGTAGCGTCGGTCACCCTTGTACATCTCCACGACCTGGTCGATGGAGGAAGGAACGGACACTCCCACGTGCTGTGCCACTGCAAGCCCAAACGCCCGAAGTTCTTCAAATGCGCCCTCCACAGGTTGGGGGGGGGGCACCAATGTGCCTCCGCGTTCAACGTAGAACACTCTCTCCATAAGCCCCCGGCGCAGGTTCACATAACTGTTGTTGTGCACGCCAATCTTCACATAGGGAGTGACACCAGGTAAGTGCCACAACCTGCGAACCTTGTCAATGCCACAGCGGGTAACGACGGTCACAGACGGGTGTTCACCACGAATGATCGCGGTGTTCACCCCGTGTAACGCCGCCGGGCGGTCCTAGTTGGTCTTTACTGACCAACCTGGCGTTCCAGGACGCCAAAACCGCCACCAAGGTGGCCTGACCCGCCAGCCAGCGTGGGCATCGTAACCCTCGACTGCTGCCGACGTGGCGTTGCAGCGTGCCATCTCAATGTCGCCCCTAGTCGGCAGGAATACACCTGCCACTATGAGAGGCATCAGGTTGGCAATGTCGGCGTTGCGTACGTTGAGTCTGCGCATGTGCCGGCTGAGAGCAATTCGCAGGACATCTTCGTCCGCCGCAGTGCGGTGGTTGATTATGCCTGGAAACTCAGCTTTGGCCCATGAGACCATCTTGCGCACGAACCGTAAACGCCTGCTGCGCTGCACCTTCCGCCCATTGTGTCCGTCTTCACGGACCACAATGTCTCCGGCGTCTGGGCACCTGTCGACGGGCCCTCCCTCTAGGTCCTCGTCGATAACATCCTCATCGTCATGGTCTTCCAGCATGTGGGATATGAAATTGCGCATGACACGCTCGTCACGTCCGGAACTGTACTTT